CGAGTACCTTTGTGGCAGCACCAGGACCGAGGTATGTTGTTGGGTCGAGAGCGATGTTAAGTGTCGCGTCTACAAGACCTGACATAATCTTATAAGCAGTTGTATCTGGTCCTTGACCAAGAGACTTTGCTGTGTAACGGCCAATTGTAAATGATTCGCCGTAAATCTTACCGTAAGCACCCATGGCCTTAGCCTGTGCCTTGCCTACCTTAGTCTCAGGTGTAATGAAGAATCCTGAACCCTGGTTAGACCAGTTACGTACAAGTTGTCCAAGTTGAGTAGACTCACCAGCAATACCTTGTGTAAAGTCCTTGATGAGTTGCTGTGTTGGTACACCCTGTGTAACGTCACGTGTCATGACTGTTGCAAAGTCATAGATAGAACGAAGACCAGCAAAGCCTACGCGAGATACACCCTTGAATGGGTCCCATACAACGTTCTTGACTGCATCAGAAATCTCACCAATAAAGCCGCGCTTCTTCTCAACAGTTGCCTTGATGTTATCAACGTTGCGAGCATCACGCTTTAACTGTGCAATACCATCATAAGATGTAATCTTGTCGATTCCAGGCGTGCTTGAATTGAGCCCAGAATTGACCATCGCCATAACCAAGTCCTTACTCATACCTGGATACTTAAGCGAAATGTCGTTAAAGTTAGTTAACTTATCAGGAGTAAGATTGCTGTACGCAATTTGTACATTGCGCTTCATCGCATCCCGATTGTTCTGCTGCAGAAGTTTCTGCGCAGGAGTTAAGTATTGGTTTTCTGCCACTACTTACCCTCTTCGTTGAATGCTTCTACAATCATTGCCAACTGAGCGTTCTCAGGATTAGCAAGGAGAAGAGCACGTGCAAGTGCAGAACCATTATCTGGTGATGCAACTGGAGTACGAAGAACGCTTGAATCGCGACCTGGGCCTCCAGGAGCACCATCTGATAGAGGTGTACCCTGTGAACCAGGAGCAAAAATATCTACATTAGGAAGTGATGCCATACGCGGTGCTGGTTGAGCACTCTCTGCTGATGCAGTGATTGGCATTGGAGCAGCATTTGCTGTCTCTGCAATCGCTGTACGAGCACCATAATTGCCACCTGTAGCCTTGTCGAGACGAGCATTACGCTGAACGCGTTGAGCCATGCCACGGTCTACGCGCTTGGCTCCCTTGCCAACACCAGATACAGGCGCAATATTTGACATTTGTACTCCTAGTTAGTAAACTGTGTTTCAATAACAATCGGTGGTGCGCAGTATGCGTTCCACTGGCAAGCAACTTCAATTGATTTCTTGATAATTGCCTTAGCCTTCTTTGGGTCATCTTTGCACTTATCAATACCAAGTGCTACTGCCGCACCTAGTGCGATTGGCCCACCGCTTCCAGCGGTATAGATATTACGTATATCTCTATCCCATCCATAATCAGATGCAATAGGATATATAATTCCTTGAACTGATACGAGGAAGCCTGAATCCATCCATGCTGCTTCGCCTTCCCACTTAGCATCGTATCCACCTTCAATGAAGTGGTCACGAAGTTGTGGGATAAACAACTGAGTCATGAACTGGTCTAACTTCTCGACAGTCGTAAATCCTGGCGGTTGAGGTGGTATCCATCCTTGCTGTAGCAAGTTACCACCACGTGTAGCACCGCAGATTGCGAAGAGGTAATCCTCTTGCTCATCCCATGTTACTTTCGGATTGGCGAGAATGAACATATCGCCAGATTCCTCTGTCGCACGTGAGTCCGCACCAATAATGGAGAAACCATTACCTTGGAATCCAACTAATACAGTCATTGTCCGTCCCCTATTTGATTACTGTAATCCGCCTAATATTTGCTCTAGTCCCATTGGGGCTTGAGGTTGTTGAGGGACCCCACCAGAAGGTTGTCCAGGAGTTGCTGGGGACGGGGGCGCATTCTCAACTGGGCCTTGTGTGCCTGGTGGGGCCATCTCTGGCTGCGCCTGCTGCTGTGGTTGCTCTTCTGGAGTAAATACAGCAAGGGCAGCATTCTCGAGTGATTCCCCGTCACGCCGACGCTTGATAACGTCAGCAATATTTTGAATTAACTTGCTTGGGTCTGCACCTTGAGCAGTCATAGCAGGGATTGCCTGCGCTGTCGCGGTGATAGAGGCGAGCAAGTTCTCTCTCATTTTTTCAACTTCGATGTTCTGCTCTTCAATGGATACGTTAATATTCCATGGAAGTTCATTACGAATGAAACTCTTCGATACAAGGTCTGCACCAAGTGATTGAAGTGAGAAAATCAGAGCGCGAGAAGGGTCTAAACCAGCCATCAAGCCGTAGCGCACTTCAACAGAAGTGTCGCCCTTAATATCCTTGCTTGGCTTATATGTTATCTCATAAGGAGTGCCTTGTGCGAGTCCTCTGATGTTCTTCTTTTCATCGAATAGGAGTTCATCCATTTCGAAGCACAACTTGATTACATCTTCAAGAGCCTCAGCCATGACAGTTTGACCTGCCTTAATCTGAGAATCGAATGCACCAAGTAGTGCCTGAACACCTTGGCCAGTAATAATACTGGCGTCGATGTTACCTGTTCTGCCTTCTGGATAGCGAGCACCGAGTCTAAGTTCGGATTGGAGTGCTGATTGCTCCTGGAAAGCAGCAGCGGGAACGTCCAAACGGACACGCCCGACACTTTGTGGTGAGTCAGTGCGAATAATCGCATCTGGACCCATTGGCAAGTCAAGAACATCGTTAGGAACAACGATAGGTGCTTGAATTGACTTCTCAGCAAGTTCCATTGCAAGGTTTGCAAAGCGGGAACGTGCTAGTTGTACGTAAAGAACATCATCAAACTGACCACGTGCTTCACCATCTAGGGAAGGACGCTGTGCAATGACAACAGTCAACTTACCCATAAGGTTTCTAGCACGTGATAAAACTAAGTTCTTGCGGTTAGGAACATAAAGAACAATCTGGTCCTTGTCCATGTAGCGAACAACTTCGACATCTTGAAGCATATTCTGCTCATATCCGTCCTGACCAAGCAACTGGAATGAGTGCTCTGGGAACTCGTTGATAAGTTCACCAATTGTCTTGTTGTATCGCTTCGCATAAGCGATGCAGCGACCAAAACGGTCAAACTCTGGGTATGAACCAATTGGGTCTTCAACGCGAATACGTGGCATATTGGTCTCAAAGTCAGGCTCTACGTGAATTGGTAGGAAGCCGTATGAGAACCACTGGTCTGAACCAGGATACATTTGTGACTGCAAACGTGACATCGTAACGTATGCATTAGCAATCATTGTACGCTTGTCAGCAAAGGCACGTGATGAATCATTGTTAGTGCGTGCTGGTGGGCAGTTAAATGATGGCAATGGTGCAAGTACCTCAGAGAGGTCACGCGCAGCCACATCAATGAAGTTAGCAGTCATAGAGACTGGCATATCTTCTGGGAAGAACTCAGAGAACAACTGGCCAATCTGTCCCTTGCGTACTGCAAGTACATTAGACATGCGGCTGTCACGTTCACGTGCGCGCTCTTTCATCGCTTCAACGCGACGTGCCACTCCAGCAATATCTAGTGCCATTGTAGTCCTATTCCTCGTATTCGTTAAATTCGTATTCGTTGACGTTTACAACGTAACGTGTATTCATTTGTCTCTTAGTTGCCCAACGGTTATTGGTGTAGGTTGTTCCCTTGCGAGTCACGTTGATTACCTCACGTGCTCGTAGTTCACAGAACCATAACGCCATCACGCAGTCTGTCTTACCTTTAGTATCAGGAGACCATGTGATTAACTGTTGAATCAAAGACTTGACACCTTCTGAACCTTCCTGTGAAGGAAGTTCCATCAAGTTATCGTCTTGGTGTACATTGTCTCTCATTGAACCAAAGAGACCTGCCATAGCAGCCACACCAAATGCTGTGTCCCACTTATTCTTACCAGTAAACTGGCTAGAGAACTTCACACCATTATGTGCTAAGAACTCTCGCAAGTCTTGGTCAAGTGCGTAAGCCTTCTGGTGAGCATTGATTTCAATGCGCAGTTCGTTGGGCTTGTACTTGTGTACCCAGTCCTCAATCAACTTTTCAATCTTCTGAGGATTAGGGTCAGACATGTTTTCAACATCTAGGATGTAACGCTTACGGCTGTTACGGTCTACAGTCATTACGACTGCAGCAGTGTTACCAGTCATCGCTGGGTCAAGACCCATGATGGTGTACCAAGCACCCTTTTCAGCAGGATGCCCAGGCGTACCAGGCTTTAGAGGTCCGCGCTTGCGCATCCCTTTGATGGAGCCTGTGACACAGACTGGGGAAAAAATCGAATCATCTTGAACATCTTGTTGCTGGTAGACGAGAGCCCAGGTAGTGGGAGATACTTCGCTGCGTCTACGGAAGAGCGCAGGACCATCCCACTTAGGATAGAGTCCGTTTTCGTCTGGCTGGATATCATCGCTAGCACCTTCCCATGGG